CTCCAGCAATAACTCTATCAAGAGGGAATTCTCCCAAATACTCTCGCATAGCCTCCCATTCAAGGGATTGTGCAATAATGCCAGGGGCACTCTCAAACACATAAGTATTTTCTTGAATCAATTTGATGACTGATAAGAGATATTTCCTGCACACAATTGTAGCAGCAAACGAAGCTCCACAAAAAACACGGGTCATTTTAGTTTTACCTGTATTTTTGTCAATCTTCTTAGCTTCATCCTTGAGATTGCCATTGAATATTGTGTGATTGAGAACATTTTTCTCATAGTTGTCAATTATTATATTGACTCTATTCATGATCTCATTATTCACAATAATATCATCTGGTCCACGTCGAAGACACTCTGGAGCATCTTTTATGTAGTGTCGTTTACTACGTTTATAAGGGAATCCAGCACTAGTATTTCTGTTGATTTTATCTACAAAACGAACACCTGGAGCACCATTAAGAGTAGTCATATCATCATACACCATAACTCCATCAAAATCATCTTGAGTCAAGTTAGCAAATATTTCATCAATAAAATTGCTCTTAACCTTACTCAGCACATCTTGATTTAAGAGTGTCACAGGTCTCGTAAGATCTTCCAAACCTTTATACCATGGTTCCCAATTCATAGCTGGTTTGCCAAAAGTAGGTTTGTATCCTCTCTTAATCATGGCTTCTCTAATGAGTGTATCATCTACCTTGGAGGTATGAGAGACGCGAAATCCACTAAGGGCTCCAATCATAACACAGCTGCCTTTTTGAGTAAATCGTAAAGGACTCTTACTATGTGTAGGGACTAGGTCTCTGTTAGTGGATGGTTCATTAATCTCAATAACACCACTCTGGATTTGACCAGACGTGAAATGTGTTTTTGCTCCTAAGATTGTGTCTCGATACACCACTGTAGATAACAAAGAATTGATCTTTGGATCATAAATGATGTGTACGCCCAAAATTAAATTAAGAGAATCATGGATCACTGGTGAACCACAATCTCCCATTATAGTGGGTGAACCATTCAATTTACCTTGGTACAATTCAAGTTCTTTGTCCATCGGAACAATATAAGATTTAATCTTGATAAGATCTAATTGATTTGCACGAAATTTAGTACCAATTTTAGTGGTTCCATAAGTCGTGGCATTACCTCTAAATTTGAATTCTGGAGTGGTGAAATACTCGTCCAATGATTTCATAGGGGGCAAATGTTTTAATTCAATGAAAACTATATCAGAATCTTCAACTTCAAACAACATCG